GGATTAGTTGAAACAGGTAAGGCTTATTGGTCCGCTCCTGTAACAGTTAATTATTATTATAAAGATATTAGAACATCGATTGTAACGTATGGCCAATAGTGAAATAGTAGGAAATCTACTTAAAATAGAATTTGAAAATAACACAATGCCAGTTGTGGCAGTGAAATCTAATAAGCCATATTTATATTGGGGTCAACAAAACAATTACCCATCTTACCTATTAGAATTATATAAGAGAAATGCTTATCATGGTGCAATTATAAAAACTAAGGCTGAGCATATTTATGGTAAGGGATTATGCTATGACAAAGACGAATTAACATTAGCTGAGCAAATTCAATACGATAATTTCTTATCTAAGGCAAATAGATTTGAAGATTGGAATAGTATATTTAGAAAAAACACTACACCATTTGAATTATTTGATGGTGTTGCATTACAAGTGATTTATACATTTAATGGTAAGTGCGAAGTATATGCAATGGAGTTCGCGAAGTTGAGATTAAGTCCTGATGGTAAAACAGTATTCTATTGTGATAAATGGATTAATGACGATGGGACAAGGAATATAAATCCTGAAAGACATGATTCATACAAAGAATATCCTATATTCAATCCACAAATAAGAACAGGAACACAAGTATTATATTATAAGTTACCTACATTAACTGCAATGGAGTATGGAGACATATATCCTGAGCCTAATTATTTACAATGTTGCCAAGATATAGAAACAGATATTGAGATAACTAACTTCCATTACTCAAATACTAAGCAAGGATTTAGCGCATCTGCAATGCTATCATTATTTAATGGTGAGCCTACAGAAGCCGAGAAAAAGAAATATAGTAGATTGTTTGAAAATAGATTTACAGGTACAAGTAATGCCGGAAAGATTATATTTAACTTTGTTAATCAAGGCGGTCAAGAAGCTAAAATAACTTCATTAACTGCAAGTGATTTAGATAAGCAATTTGAGATATTATCTAAGAGATTACAACAAAATATATTAACAGGACATCGAGTTGATCCTGCATTAGCTGGTATATTCAGCGATACAATGATTGTAGGAGATAATACTGTTTACTTACAGAAATACGATAGATGGGTAAAATCATACATTGAACACAGACAAGCGATACACATTGAGATTATTCAAATGATAGGCGAAGTTAATGGAGTTGATTTATCTAAGTTAGAAGTTAAACAGAAGGCTCCTGCATCATTGGATTTACCATACGATACTAATTTATTGACTACTTTATTTGATGCTGAAACATTAAAGAAACATTATGCGAAACAATTAGGAATAGACATTGCTGAAAGTTCAGAGGTTGTTATTGCTAAGGATAGTTTAGAAATGGAGGGAGTTAATGAGCATTTAAAGAATATAACTGCTAAGCAATGGATTCATATTAAGCGATTAGTTAGGGAGGTTACCAAAGGTAAAACATCTAAGGATGCTGCAAAGATGTTAATTAAGAATAGTTATGGCTTAAAGGATGAAGATATTGAATTATTATTCAAAGCTCCTGAAAGTGCATTCGCTAAACACAATGCAGATAAAATGGCTGATTTGTTTATTGAATGTGCAATAGACGATAATCCGGAAGATGAGATATTAGCAGAGTTTGAAGTAAAGAATGGATTTGAAGCATTGGAGAAAGAAAATAAATTCTTTAGACATCAATTTGCTAATCCTTACGAAGACCCTAAAAAGTTAGAAAATGCAATTATAGATATGACTTCAGGAAATCCTTATATCACTCCTGAAGAGATTGCAAAACAATTAGCATTAGATTTGACTGTAGTTTTAGGAGCGATTGAATCAATGAAGATATTAGGCTTATTAGATACATTAGAGGGTACAATAATGCCAACACCTAAAGCTATTGAAAGAACTATTAAGCCTGTTAAAACTGAAATTTATACAGTTTATAAATATGTAGTTAGAGATGATGTTCCTGATGCTAAAACAGGTAGCAGAATATTTTGCGAAAGATTAGTAAAAGCATCTAATAGCGGTAAAAGATGGACAAGGGAAAGAATTGATAAATTATCTAATGACATGGAAGATAATACAGATGCATGGAGTTATAGAGGTGGTTATTATACAAATCCTGATACTAATGAAACAACTGCATATTGTAGGCACATTTGGAAATCAGTAATTAAAGCAAGAAAGAAATAATGAGTAATTTAATTATATCAGAAAACTATTTAAAGGAATATACAACCATCAATAATAACGTTGATGTAAAGATTGTTACTCCTGTAATTCAAGAGGCTCAAACGTTCTATATATTGCCTATATTAGGCACTCAACTATATAATCAAATTATATCTCAGGTTGGTAGTAATACAGTATCTGCAGCGAATGTAACTCTATTAGATAATTATATAGTGCCTTGCTTAATGTATTATGTGAAATGTGAGTTAATTCCTGAGATGAAATATAGAATGATGAATAAAGGAGTTATGATTAAGAATAGCGAAAATTCATCTGCTGCTGATTTAACTGAGATACAATTCTTAATGGATAGGGCTAAAAATAAAGCAGAAGAGTTAGCCGAAAGGGCAACAAGGTTTTTAAGACATAATTCAAGTACTTATCCATTATATACTGCTAATGCTCAATACGATGAAATTAGACCGAATAGAAACAATTATACAGGTGGAATATTTGTAGGTGATTTAAGAAGCGATGAAGATGACTGCAATATAATTATAGGTAATTATTAATTATGGGAGTGCATAAAAAGAATATTAAACTATTACAACAATACGAAAAGCTAAATGCTAACATTAAATCAGATAGTAAAACTGTTCGAGGACAAAAAAACAAACCACGCTCAACTAAGTAGCGGTACATTCATTTTTGATGAGAGTGCTGAATGGGGTGCTGACTTTGAAATAACTTATCCTTTATTTGGTGTTAGATTACAACCATCAACTCTAAATGGTAACATACACACATTTAGTTTTATGTTTGAATTTGTGGACCATGTACACCAAGACAAATTAAATCAAACCGAAGTACTAAGCGATATGATGTCTATAGCTTTAGATATATTCGCACAAATAAAATCAGACCTTGAGGATTATTACGATGCAACTGTAAACATAACAAGTTCATTTCAGCATGGTATCGGTGTTTATGATGATGATGTTACAGGATGGCAAATGACTGTATCAGTTGAACAGTTTTATGATATGAGTACATGTAACACTCCTAATAGTGGATTGAATGCAGGGGTTGTACAGATATTAGACCAAAACGGAAATGTAATTGCTACATTGAATCCTAACTCAACTTATACTGTTGAGATATTACAAGATATTATACAAACATTAGTTGACCCTGCACCGGCAACTATTATACAAACATTAACATAATGGCTACAGTAGAATTAAGATATTCACCTCAAAATAGTGCATGGTTTACTGCCAATGCAACAATGATATTAAAAGCAGGAGAGCCTGCATACCATTCTACAACAGGACAATTCAAATTAGGGGATGGTACAACTCAATTAAGTTCTTTGCCATTCCTTCCTGCAGGTGGTGGCGGAGGTGGTAACTTTGTTCCGTATACAGGTGCTACAGGTGATGTTGATTTAGGAGAATATGAAATAAAGGTAGGACAAATAGAATTAGACCAAACACCTACAGGAACTGCATCAGTAGCAGTAACAAGATGGAATGATAGTATAGGTAGCATTGAAACTACTTTAAAAGGTGGTAATGTTATTCTTAAGAATGGAGTTGATTTAATTGCAAGGGTAGTAAATAAGGTAGTACCGAATACAACACTAACTAAAGCGGCTTATCAAGTTGTTAAAGTAAGTGGAGCGCAAGGTCAAAGATTAGCAGTTAATTTAGCACAAGGTAATAACGATAATAACTCAGCCGATACATTAGGGGTAGCTATTGAAACGATTACAACTAATCAAGAGGGTTTTATTATGACTGTTGGTCAGTTAGAGAATATAAACACTACAGGCTCTTTGCAAGGTGAAACATGGGCAGATGGTGATGTATTATATTTAAGTCCTACAATTGCCGGAGCAGTAACTAAAGTAAAACCTAATGGCTCAACAGGTCATATAGTAGTTATTGGTTATGTAGAATACGCACATGCTATAAATGGTAAGATATACATTAAGGTAATGAATGGGTGGGAGTTGGATGAATTACACAATGTGTATATCAATAATCCAACAGGAGGCTCAACACTTGAATATCAATCTTCTAATTCATTATGGATAAATGCAGGGTTGCAATATACTGTTGAACTTATAGATTCTCTTACAGTTGATTTTTATGCACCTTATAACATGGCAATTACATCGGTTAGTAATGTTTTGAACTCACCGACTATAACTATACAAGACGATGGTTCTGCTTATACATTAGGAAATACAATAGCAATAGGAAGTAAATTAACTATAACTGCTTCAACTGCTTCTGTTGTTAATTTAAACATTACAAAATAATGAGTGATAATAGATATATAAAAGCAGCCAAATCACCAACTAAATGGAATAGACCATCAGGTTGGTTAACATTACCAACTGTAGCATCAGGAGATACTAAAATAGTAGGGTTAGTTGCGGTATATGAAAATGAAGAGAATGCTATATCAATACAAGCAGGAGCAGGTACATCACAAAATTATAATTTAAACTGGGGGGATTCAACTTCTCAAACAGGTACAGGTACAACAGTATATACAAAGATTTACAATTATGCTTCTGTTTCAAGTGTTATTCAACAAGACGATTCAGGTTTTAATTATAAACAAGTAATTATAACAATTACTAATAATAGTGGTACTGTTACTCTTTGGAATTTAGGAGCATCAATAACTCAAGGCGGTTCAAATAATTGGTTAGATATTAGTTATAGTTGGGCTGCTACTCTTAACTTTGGAGCGAGATATGCTATATATTTACAAAGACTACAAATATTTAAAGCAACTTTATCATTTAATATGAATAGTTATTTAACATATTTAGTATCATTAAGATTTTTAAGATGGGAAAATATAACTTATTCTTCTGTTTCATCAGCCTCTGATTATTTTAATTTTATAGGTAACATTGATAAAATGGATTTTTCATTTACTCCTAATGTTAGTTGTAATCAATTTTTTTATGTTTGTGGTGCAAAAAGTTTAGGTAATTTAAACTTCTCAGGAACTACTACTACTACTGCAATGTTTATTTTTGGTCAAACAGAAGATATTGGTAATATAGATATTAGTGCTACAACTAATGCTACTAATATGTTTAATAGTTGCCAAAGGTTAGTAAAAATAGGAACTCTTACAACTCCTGCATTAACTAACATTTCAAACATGTTTAATCTTTGTCTTAAAATAAGAGAAATAGTATTTACATCTTGTGCTTTAGTAACTACAACAAGTTCAGCCTTTGCATCATGTTTAAATTTAAGAAAATTAAGAATGCCCGGAATATCAGCAACTTTCTCAATTAGTGGATGTAATATGCAAAGAACAGAGTTAGTAGATTTATTTAATGATTTGGCAATAACAAGTGCTAAAACAATAACAATAACAAATAATCCTGGAGTGGCAGATTTAACTGCTGCTGATTTATTAATAGCAACATCTAAAGGATGGACAGTAACAACATAATTATGGAAGATACAAGTGGTTTTTATAAATGGGATGTTGAACAATTAGAATGGTTGTGGGGCCCAAACAAAGTAATAAATAGAGAATATACATTAGAAAGAGAATTACATGAAACTTATACTTATCCTGTAGATGGATGGACATGGTATGATAGTATTCCTGCAAAATTAATATAAATAATAAATATAAAACAATGGGACAAACGACTAAATTTATTAAATTAATAGGTACTTTTGAAAGACCTGATAATACTACAGAATACGCAACAGGTGATTTAATTAATAATGATACAAAGTTACCTGTTCAATTAATACCTGAGAATGGATTAACAATTACTACAGGTCAATCTTTAGAGTTGAAACAAGTTAAAGTAGCAACTGATAATGGAGCAAGTATTTTTGATGTTAATTTTAATTTATTAGATAATACTCAGTCCTTAGAATTTGACAATGTTGCTCAATATCAAACTTTTGAAAAGATAGGTAATTTAATATATATAGGTGGTGTTACATTAAGACCTTCAAGTACAATAGCCTTTGGTTTTATAGATAGCATTAATATACCTATTAAAACAGAAGTAAATAATATTTATTGTTATTTGACTTTAGCTTCTGAAACATATACACCGGCAAGTAAACAAGATTTTAAAATAGAAGTTCTTTG